GAACTTGTTGGCAATGAACAGAACCTGTTCCAGTTCTTGCAAGAACTGCAACTTTTAACGAATTTCTAAGAACTGCATTTGATGTTGATAACAATGATGCTGGATTTCCGCTTGATGAATCATTAGCAACAGTAATCCTGGTGCTATAATAACCACCGACATTAGCAGTACTGTCTACTGCGGTTACTTCTTTATGACTAAAATCATATGAAGATTGTCCAGTAACACTCAAACTAACATAATCACCAACTTCAAATGGAGTTCCAGTTCCTTCTGGGAAATCAATGATTGTAGTAGCACCTGTGGTAATGCCAGCAACCTTGTGAGATCTTACGTGACCCAAAGAAATGACTTCAGGTTCTCCTGTAGTAACTAAAAAGTTGGTTGCTGCCGCAGTTGGTTCTCCTCCAACTGAAACATAAGCATCGTTACCAATTGCAATAACTCTGATACTGTCTGTCTTATGTGCAAAGGCACTAGACTTTGCAGAACTACTGCTACTGCTAATTGTAAAGGCTGAGTCTACCGGATTAAGTGACATTATTCCCCAAATTCATTTATAAGTTATTTATAATTACTCTTCACCTTCTGCTGATTGCTCCTCTTCTGGTTGCCCATTAAAGAGTGCGTTTCCAACAGATGAACGATAATTATCTACTCTTGATGCAGTTTTTGAGTAGATCATATCTTTAATTTTATCGCTGATTTGTGATGGTGATTCATCAGTAATCATCATGTCTAAAAGTTCGTCCATGTTTCCCATGTTACAAAGATAAAGTTATTTATATTTCCCCACCCTTGGGCAGTTCAATAGGTTCAGCAGCAGAAGCATCAATCTCAGGTTCCATCACTGGTGCTCCAAGGTCCATTCCTGCTGCATCTGCCCCTGCATCTGGTGGTAGAGGTTGACCATCTGGACCGATAGTTGCTGGATCAGGAATAACCCCTGCCTTAATTTCTGCTCCAATTAACTTATCTTGCTCAAGGATTTCAAGATCAGTTTGACGCAGAATCTTGCGACGAACATAGTCCTGAGAGTAGTATTTGCCAACGTATGGTTCTGCAGTTGCTGCCAATGACAGTCTTTCATTCATCAGTTCTGCTTCCTTCAGTTCTGAGAAATGGTTGTCATATAAGAAATCATACTGAATGTGCTCACTCATGGACTCCCAATCTTCTGGGGTAATTATGTTCTTCAGGAGTAATTGGGTCCTCAACATATCATTAAACATGTTGGAGAATCTCTTTCTCAGACGACCAACAAACTTAGTAAACTTCAGTTCGTCTCTGAGGATTTCGGAAGATCTTCCCAGATTAAATCCACCTTCGCCATCCATGCGAGACGGGGGGACGTTGAGTGATCTGTATAACTTTTTCTTAAAATACTCAATGTCTGTGATTTCTCCCAGATTCTGCCCTCCAGGAAGAGTAGAAATTTCAGTACCACGTCCTCCTTCTCTTCGTGGTAACCAAAAATCCTCAAGCATTGCCATGTATTTTTTATCATCACGAATCTCTCCAGTGTTTGCATCATACACAAGCTTGTTACGGTATCTCATCATAACGTCGCGCAGATATTGTTCTGCTTTTACTTTGGGCAGATTACCAACATCAATATAAAAGATTCTACGTTCTGGTGCTCTACTCAAACGATAGATTACCAAGGAATCTTCAATCATTCTAAGTTGATTGAGAGACTTGATTGCTTTATGAAGATAAGAAAGTGTTGATCCTCTATTTCTGTCTACAAGACCAGAAGTACAATATACAATAGAATCTTTTGCCATTTTGATTCCATTATTGGCAGTGGTCTTCATTGGGTTTGCCCCATATCCTGCCTTAGGATTATAGATAAAGAATTCTTCAATCTCTGGGAAACTTTGATCCATTGGATTGTCATTTCTCAATGGACTGAGCCTATTAATATCTGTTCTTTCGTCTTTCTTTTGCTTTCTTACATAACGCATTTTCATTGCGTCAATGTAACGAAGTTCTTTAATTCCTTCTTCGGGTTTCTTTAAATCAATTATTTTATGATAATAAAGTCTACCATCAATGTACCAGTTACGGTAGATTTCATGTGCTTTTTTATCAAAATCCAATAAATCTAGGATATACTTAAATTCTTTTCTGATTAATTTCTTAATACCATCACTGGCATTAAGATTTGAAAGTTCAATCTCTACAGGACTATCATTAGAGTCCGAAACAATTGCTTCATTTACGATATCTTCGATAGCACTATCGCACTCTGGATGAAGTGCCATTTCACGATATCTTTTAATTAAATCATACTCAGTCTTATAAACACCCTCAATATCTACATAAGAACCAAAAAAACCACTGCTCATGTAGTGGTCAACCCCGTCCTCATTGTTGGGAGGAACGGGGGAGACTGCTGACGGTGAGAGTGGTTCAGTATCCTCAATTGAGAATCCAAATAACTTGGACATTATTAAACTCTAATCTGTATCAGTTCTATTTATTACTTCAGATTAACTCCAGTTTGGTCGCTAGAGAGTGATTCAAAACTTTGAACTGCAAATTCTACAGTGAATTCTTCAATCGTATCACTTGAATCATAAGAAAGATCGATTGCAGCAACAGCAACTGGGAAGATATCAATGAACTTGTATGACTTCAGAGGAGTGACTGCACCTCCATCTGCGGTGTCAGAGTTCTTCTTGCTATGTCTCTTACCAGAGTAACCTCTGCCAAGTTGATAGACATATGCGTCAGTCATATATGAATCTGGGTTTGTTGCTCCAGTGTTATTGCTGAGTCTAGCAATACCATTCATCCATGCTTCCATGGCATTTCTGATTGAAAAATCTTCGTCATTAATAATGGTAACAGTCCAGTTATCAATGGTTCTATCTCCAGCAACCTTCAGAGTACGACCTCTGAAGGGAACGTCGATGGAAGCAATGTTCGATGCAGGCAAGTTTGCTGCCTTACAAAGAATGCTGAAGTTCTCTTGAACATCAGTTCCCCAGTTTGCTTTTGGTGTTGATGCAGTTGCAGCATTTGGCAGGTTGGGAATTTGAACTTCAAATAGATTGGGTCTTGCACCACCACCCTGCAGTTTGCTGTGGAATTTTGAAAGTGTGCGTAAGTTTGACATTTTTAGAAATCCTCCGTTGTTTTATAATTTAATGATCAAACTCTACCTGCTACTTCCGAGAAAGAAACGCCAGTTCGCGTTGCTACGAAAGTAAGGGTGATGAAGTTGATAGACTTAGCAGGCTTCAGGAAGATGTCTGCTCTGAACTCATTGTTGTCAATCACGTCAGGAGTGTTATTTGTTTCGTCGCAAATAACCAGATAATCAATGAGTCCTCTCTTCGCTTGAACATCACGGAGGTATGGATCAACAATGTTTCTGAAGTTCGCTCTGGTAAGATCGTCGTTCAGTTCAAAGAGTTGAGCTTGTGCTGCTCTTTCCAGTGCTTGCTCAATCGTGAGGAACAAGCGGCGAACGTTGATTCTGTCAAATGCGGACTGATAACCGAGAGCGGTCTTATCGCCGAAGAGGAATGTTCCAGCACCAGGTGAAGTGATGAAGGAGTTAATTCTCTTAGGATAGAGACGATCTCTTTGTGACTTGCTTGGGTTATAAGCAAGTTTGACTGCATTGTTCAGTACACCACGCTGTTGTCCAGCAGGTGAGAACCAAGGATATGCCAGAAGTGCAGTTCTTGCCATCATTCCACCAACATCAGCATTGGTTGGGATGTAGACAAATCTGTTATTGAATCTGTCAAAGGTGTACTTGTATCCAGAATCAAACGTCGCATAAGACGAAGATGTCAAAGGACCAAAGTATCTAAGAAGATTCGTTGTCTGCTGTTCTGTGGTCAGAAGAGCGCCACCAGGTGAGGATGCGGGAGAAACCAGATTGGTTCTATGAGCACCGATACAAGCCATACAATCTTTTCTTGCTTCCGCAAGAGAGATGATGTAATTTGCTTTTGCTTGCGATTCTGCTTCCGTAGCACAACCAGGTCCCATAAGGAGGAAGTCTGCTTCGACTTCATCTTTGTTAGAGAGTAATCCGTAAGCAGTAATCAGTTTTCCAAGGTCTGCCTTGAATCCATCGCTACCAGAAGTTTGATAGTCATTACCATTAAGTAAGGTGTAAGTTACGTTACCAATAGCAAGGAATTGCTTATCCTGTGCGATTGTACCAGATTGGTTAGTTGAACTACTATCTGCGGTGAATGATGCAGATGCTACACCAGTATATGCTGTGAATCCTGTAGCAGCAGGAGTTGTTCCGTGAACGCTATCTGCTGCTGCCAGAGGATCTGCGCCAGCATAGATATTTGCGGAAAGATCGCGGAGGTAATCTTTGTAGTAAATCTTTTGAGGTGCGTTAACGTTGGAAACAGCATCACTTGCTTTAGAAAGATCAGTGTGCTTTTCAAGGATATTGCCCTTGATTCCAGTTACATCTCCATTATCATCAACAACCGCGATGTGAAGTTGATCGTTATGTCCTTGTCTGTCGTCTACGTAAACAGAAGTTCCAGGTTTTGGTGCGATAGTGCTCCAGTAAACCGTGGAGTTGGTGAGACCTAAGGTCTGTTGATCGTACCAGTCAACTGCGGTTGCAGGGGTTATACCAGCAACACCCAATCCACCAGTGTTAATACCTGAGGAATTGACAAAGTATACTGTGTCTGATGTATCGAACGAGGCGAATCCGTCTCCTTCTGCATAATCGATCTGAGTCTCAGTACCAGATGTGGTTCCT